TCCTTTGGTAGCGATCGATATCGCGCTGCTCGCATCGGACCGTTGCGCGCCCGACCTTGTCGGCAAGCGCCAGGGCGGCCTGTTGGCCGCAGCGATAGTCGCGTCCATCCCTCTCGCAGGATTGTCCGCTTTCCGGGGCATCGATCCCATGAAGGCGGACACGCTGTCCGTGGATTTCCAGTGTGTCACCGTCGATGACGCCGGCGACGCCGACCACCGGCGACTGCGCGATCGAAATGGAGGACGCCGCTAGCAAGAATCCGACGATGAGGCACCGCAACCTCATCGGCCTAAGTCTGCTGATTAGTGTCCTGAATTTACCGACCTCACGATCTCCGATCACGTCATATCTCTCGCCCGAACCACCTGATGCGACCGATGATACTGATCTCCTCGGCGGTTCGCTCATAAGGACTATACAAGGTGTTGTCCGAGATGATGCGGACCTGTGGCGGCTCGGAGTTTGGAATGTGCTCGAGCCGTTTGGCCACAAGGCCCATCCCGTCGAACAGCACGAAGATGCCGGGGGGCGTGGGAAGCGCGCGACCGACGTCGACGAGGACGACATCTCCGTCGTGAAGGGTTGGCATCATGCTGTCGCCTTCGACGTGCATGATTCTCAGGTTTGCCGGATTGGCGCGCAGGCTTTGCGTGATCCAGGAGTGCTTGAAGTGATAGGGCTCGCCGCTTTGCACCTCGTCGGCGAGGATCTTCCCGCCGCCCATCGAGGCTGTGACCTCAACTGAGGGGATCGCGACAAACCCGTCGGCCTTGTCGTCCATAGCGGGCTCTTCGCCTTCGATTGCCCCTCGGCCCTGTAACAACCAACCGCGGTCAACCTTGAGCACCCTCGCGATCTTGTCGAGTTTTTCGAGGTTTGGATGCTCCGAGCGCCCGCGCATGATGTCATAGACAAACGATCGGTTGACGCGGGCCTGCTCCGCCACTTCGCGCGCGTTCATTGCCAACTGCTGAGCGCGTGCCCGGAGCCGTTCGGCGAGCTTCATCTGCATTTCGTCCATCCAGTATGTGGATAATATGGACGTAGACGGATTGAATCGTCCGCGTCAAGCAAATAGAACATATCAGGAACACACAGCGGTGGGCGAGTTCGTGGCATGCCTGGTATCGAGAAAGAGTATTTTGCGTTCGAAGAGCTGCAGGAGCGCTGGGGCGTGCCGCATCGCGACCTGGTGTACCTTGCCGAAAATGGCCTGCTGAAGGTTTCCGTGCGCCTCTATGGTGCTTGCCTCGAACACGGCAGCTACGAGGAGGTCGACACCGGTCAGTGGTGCAACATCCCCGATCATCAGGGTCCGTTTCAGGGGCTGCAAGACCTTCGCGCGCATGATGTCTATCGCGTGTTCCATGAGGGCGCCCTCCAGATCGAGTACTTCGATGCCCCGGCTGACCGCTACTGCATGGTGCTGCAGCCGGAGAACGGCATCCTGATCAAGCAGGATGAACTCGTCGTTCGCCGCGCTGAGCGGGAGCGTGCTGAAGCCAAGCACCGGCTGGCCGGCACCGGTCGACAGTCCGAGGTGGTTTTCGAACAACGGGACGATTTTACCGAAATCAGCCTCGGAGAACGAACCTACCTGCTCGGTCCGATTCAGGCGCGCGTCGTCAAAGTTCTCCATCAGGCAGCCGCGAGTGGGTGCCCGTGGCAACACGGGAAGACCGTACTGTCCGACGCCGGTTCGTCCTCCACGCGGCTATCGGATCTGTTCAAAACACAGCCCGAATGGCGCAAGCTCATCCAGTCCGACCGGCGCGGCCGATATCGGCTCAATATCCGGTTCTCCTGATCCCCCTGCCAGCAAGCCCGGCTCAGCAGGGTTTTTCGCACAAGCGGGGCCCGGCTCGTCCCATCCCCATCCCCCACCTATCCCCCACTGATCCCCCTTTTCATAGGAAATTTCTCCTATTTGATCCCCCCACGATCCACATCCCATCCCGACGACGCAGTTCTGATCTCTCGCCATCCTCTCCCCAGGTTTTCGACATGAACCGAAGGACAGACAGATGGCTACCAAACACCTTAACCAGATCGACCTGGCAGCGCGCTGGACCCTTTCTCACCGCACGCTCGAGCGGTGGCGCTGGACGGGCGAAGGGCCGTGCTTCGTCAAGCTCGGCGGTCGGGTCGTATATCGGCTTGAAGACGTCGAAGAGTACGAGCGCGAGCAGATCCAACAGGCCACGCCCGGCGTGCGCCGCGGCCCCCATGGCGGGGAAGCGGCATGACCATCCTCAACCACATCACGCTCGAAGCGCTGGCGCGTCTGCCGATCGCCGAGATCGTCGCCCTGCCGGCAGCGGAACTCGCCCGCCTGCAAAACAACGCCGATGAGTCGCTGCGCGAGGTCAAGCTCACCGTCGCCTGGCTCGATGGCGCTCTGACGCAGAAATACGGCGAGCGCGCCAAGGCGGCGCGTGCTGATGCCGACAAGGATTTCGGCGTGGCGCGCTTTGTCGATGGCGAGGTCACGGTCGTGGCCGACCTGCCCAAGAAGGTGGAATGGGATCAGCGTGACCTGGCCGATCTGGTCGAGCGCATCAAGTCCGAGGGAGAAGATCCCCGCGATTACGTTGAGGTCAGCCTGAAGGTCTCGGAGCGCAATTACACCTCCTGGCCCACGCACATCCGCTCGCTCTTCGAGCCGTCGCGGACCGTGCGTGCCGGTAAGGAGACCTTCCAGCTCATCGTCGAGAAGGAGGGCATCTGATGTCGCTCCCCATCATTCTCGCCGATCAGCGTCTCGCTGAGCGCCGCGGCATCAAGGCTGCCATCTTCGGTAAGAGCGGCATTGGCAAGACCTCTCTGCTCTGGACGCTGCCGCCCGACACCACGCTCTTCTACGACCTCGAGGCGGGTGATCTCGCCATCGATAGCTGGAGCGGCGACACGATCCGCCCGCGCACCTGGGAGGAGTGCCGCGACTTCGCGGTGTTCATCGGCGGCGCCAATCCCGCCATTCCCGACGGCCGGCCCTACAGCCAGCGGCACTACAACGAGGCCTGCGCCAAGTTCGGTGATCCGCGCGCGCTCGACAAATACGCCACCATCTTCGTCGATTCGATCACGGTCGCCGGCCGGCTCTGTTTCCAGTGGGCCAAGGAACAGCCCGAGGCCTTCTCCGACAAGACCGGCAAGCCCGACATTCGCGGCGCTTACGGCCTGCATGGCCGCGAGATGATCGGCTGGATCACGCACCTGCAGCACACGCGGATCAAGGATGTGTTCTTCGTCGGAATCCTCGACGAGAAGCTCGACGACTTCAACCGCAAGGTCTTCGTGCCGCAGATCGACGGCGCCAAGACTGGCCTCGAGCTTCCCGGCATCGTCGATGAAGTGCTGACGATGACGGAACTCGCCGACGCCGAGAAGCGGCTGCACCGGGTCTTCGTCTGCCAGACGCTGAACCCTTGGAACTATCCCGCCAAGGATCGTTCCGGTCGCCTCGATCTCGTCGAGGAAGCCCATCTCGGGCGCCTGATCGCCAAGATCGGCGAGCCCGGCCGCTCCCCTCTCGAACGCCTGATCTTCAGCCGCCCGGCGCCCGTCGCCCTGGACGCTGACGCCCCTCACCCCGACGCCAAACCCTGATCCAGGAGAACTGCCCCATGACGACCGCATGGAATGATTTCAATGACGCCACGCAGAATGCCAACCTTATCCCGAAGGGCACGACCGCCAAGGTACGACTGACCATCCGCCCTGGCGGTTTCGATGATCCCTCGCAGGGTTGGACCGGCGGTTATGCCCGCCGCGGCACGACGGGCTCCGTCTATCTCGATATCGAGTACACCGTGCTCGAGGGGCCCTACGCCAAGCGCAAGATCTGGTCGATGATCGGGCTCTACAGCGCCAAGGGGCCCGACTGGGCCAACATGGGCCGCGGCCTCGTGCGCGGCATTCTGAACTCGGCGCGCGGTCTCTCCGACAAGGACAATTCGCCGGAAGCCCAGAACGCTCGCCGTATCTCCGGCTTCGCCGATCTCGACGGTATCGAGTTCGTGGCGCGCATCGATGTCGGTAAGGACAGCAATGGCGATGACAAGAACGACATCCGCCAGGCGGTGACGCGCGACCACAAGGAGTACGCCGCTGCCACGGGAGGCCAGGCCGCGGCCGCAGGCTCCACCCCAGCTCCGGCCTATCCGGCTCCCCAGCCGTCCTATGCGGGCCCGGTTCAGTCCTCCGGGTATGCACCGCCGCAGCCTCA